TTTACTGTTTAAGATTCTATTATATACCCAAAACCATTTATTGTCAAATTTTAGCGTTTGTCGCAATACTCAAAAAGTATCCATTTTGCACGATTCAGGGCTTGACGGGCGTCCTCGGCTCGCATATAGTCAACCTCGCCGTGCTCGGTGTTAATCATTTCTTGGGCATCACTCATTAAACTAGCGGCCATCATTGCAGGACCTGAGAAACGTAAAGTAATACTTTGTTCTACAGCCTCACGCATTTGGGCCTCTGTGCAACCATACATTTTGATTTCACGGGTACGTTGTATGTCACGTGATACTGCGGCTGATAAGTTCATTGAAAGCTCCTTTTGACTGAATAAGACTCTATTATATACCCAAAACCATTTATTGTCAAATTTTTAGACACGAATTTCAAAAGCAAATTCAGTGCCGGCCCTAGTGACATAAATCTTATGTCCATAAACCGTGATATAACCCCATTCACCATCTAGGTAAATGTCGTGCGGGTCCTTTTCAATAGTAACATTACGGACTATTTCGCAGAAACCATTGCGCCATGTGGGCATTTTCTGTTTGAAATACTTGTCGTTGTCACGTTGATTAATAAAGATTTTTGATTTCATAAATGTATTATACACCCAAAACCATTTATTGTCAAATTCTGTATGAGCAATAACCTCGGATTTTGCTTTGTTTATTGGTAAAGCTTTCGTTGAATTTTACTTCATAGCCTTTGGCTTTAAGAACTGCCAACAATGTTGATAGGTCACAATCTTCCTCGAGGAAAGCATTAGCACCATTTTGATAACTATAAGGTGTAATCTTATCAGCGATACCAAACTTGACCAAACGTGCTTTGGGAAAACGTGCCCAAGCGTGTCCCGGGTCACCGAATACTTTGATAGAAATTTTCTTAGTCATTTTGAGTCCTTTAGTTAACTGTCTAAGATTCTATTATAGACCCAAAATGATTTATTGTCAAATTTTTAGCTGTTGCGATTTTGCAACACTTTATCGGCTAAGCCATAAGCTACGGCCTCATTAGCACTCATAAAGAAATCACGTTCCATATCCTTTGCAAGTTCCTCAAAAGTTTTACCTGCGCTATTATGGTCAACATAAATTTGTGTTAGAGACTTCTTCATTGCTAAAATCTCTTTAACTTGAATTTCCATATCAGTAGCTTGACCACGGGCACCACCTGATGGTTGATGAATCATATGGCGAGCATTGGGTAGGATACTACGTTTACCTTTTGCACCTGATTGACCTAGCAAGCTACCCATTGAACAGGCTTGACCCATTACAATAGTTTGTACATCTGGTTTGACAAATTGCATACAATCATAAATTGCCATACCAGCAGTTACACTACCACCCGGACTATTGATATAGATGCTAATGTCTTTTTCTGGGTCTTCGCTTTCTAAGTATAATAGTTGTGCAACGATTAAGTTTGCCATTTGGTCGTGTACTTCACCTTCAAGCAAGATTACACGGTCACGTAATAGACGACTATAAATGTCATAGCTACGTTCGCCTTTACTTGTTTGTTCTAATACCATTGGGACTAAGCTCATACTGTTTCCTTCTTTAATAATTGATACTACAATTATATAACAGTTGAGAGTAAATTACAAGTTATTTGGTGACCAAAATCAGCATTTATCAAATCGTTGATGTTTAAGCCAACGTTTTTGTCCGTGTCCGATTTTTAATGAAATTCCGTGTTGTGCTAGTTTGTCTCTATGAGCAAAGAAGCTAGGTCCGTGACTCATTATCCTATCTTTGCCCTCTTTTTCCCGCTTGTCTCCTTCGATATCCCATTGATATTGATGAACCATTTCGTGGGCTAATGTAGTGATTAACCATTGTTTACAGAACCATTTGTCCATAAGACGTATTTTGCAGTAGGTTTTACGATATTTAATGATATCGAATCCACCAAAACACATTCCCCAGTATTTCCTGCATCTGGGAAATATCTCAATTTCCGGCATACTCAATTTGTTGTTAAAACAAGACTTATTTATAACTTTATACAACTCCTCAACCTCAGCCTGATTGGTGCGATAGCTTAGCCGTTTTTGGTAACCGATACTAGGTAAGGGTTCACGCATTAATTTGGATAGTTCGGATTTCTTCATAATTTAGTATTTATTGTAGTGTTTTTGTGTAAACTATCAATACTTAAGGAAAAATTACCCTTTTATTTTCCGTGAGTAAATATATCTTTAGGAGATAAAAATGTTAGACTTTTTCAAGCGTTTAATGGGTATGCCCACAAAACAAGAATCAGAAGTGGCTGCCCAGTCCGCTTCTAAGGTAGAAACACCATCTGCCCCGTACAAAGTACCGGAGCCGGCTGCGATTACTCCGATTCCATTGGGAACAGAAGGAATTGCCCCGATAGTAGCTCAAGTTGCTCCTGCAAAGAAGGTAACAAAAGCTAGAGCACCTGCAAAACCAAAGGTAGAAGTTAAACCTAAAGCAGAAGCTAAACCAAAAGCTGCCGCAAGAACAGCTAAGCCAAAGATTTCTGTAGCAAAATAAAACTTGATGAAAATAGGGTTTGATGTTATTAGTGACTTGAATCTAATCCCAGATGAAGAATTCAATTGGGAAGGAAAAGCGACAAGTCTATATTGTATTATAGCAGGTAACATCAGTAATGATTTACGTACTATACATCAAACCCTAAATTATTTGAGTAAATTTTATCAAGGTATATTTTATACTGCAGGAGCACTAGAATATGAAGGTGCTCCCAGTATACCTATCCGAACTGAAGAAATAGTTAAAATATGTAAAACAATACGCAATATTGCATATTTACATAATCATGTTGTGGTTATCGATGGTGTTGCTATCATCGGTACAAATGGATGGTATGCTACTAATTTCCCCAACATCCTTGTTTCTCCCGAAGAAATAGAAATCGAACGATACGAAGACCTAGGTTATTTGGGTAACACAATAGAAAAACTTCAATTACATTTAGATGTTAAAAAAGTAATAATTGTTAGTCATTCTGTTCCCGGACAAGATTTATTCTTTAAAGAATACCCACAATCTATACACGAAATTCCATCACTACAATTAGCGTTAGTAAAAGATTCAGAGAGTAAAATACATCACTGGATATTTGGTACTTATGGAAAAACTGTTGATATTGTAATTAATGGAATTAACTACGTTAACAACAGTTATTATAAAAGAAATCCCTACTGGGCTAAACGAATAGAAATTTAAGTTTCAGACTCTACTTTGACCTGTAGAGGATATCCTTGACTACGTGCTGAAACAGTTACTTCAATGCCTTTTTGTTCAGCAATTTCATATGGTAACACAGCAACAACTGCACTACCTTGATTATGAATATTCTCGGTAATAGTAGCCGCGGTATCATTCGTATAATTGAAGTATTCAATTAAACTACCTACAACAAATTCCATACTTGTTACCTCATCGTTAAGATAAATGATTTTGAACAACGGAGGCTCTGCTAAACTCAAGTTAGGTTTAATTTTGATTTTTGTTTCTGTTTTAGACATATATGTATTTAGTTAAGTGTGCGATTCTCACCGCACACTGTTAGTTAACGAACTTTTATTCTATCACTTAGTGTAACTAATAGCAATAGCTTTTGGTTTCTTTTCTTCAGGAACTTTACGTTCTAGCAAAACGGATAAGATACCGTCTTTAATAGATGCGTTAGCCACCTCAATATGTTCAGCTAATGGAAATTCTCTTGTAAAATCTCTACTGCTAATACCATGATGTAAGTATTCTACGTCAACACTATCTATGCGTTTGTTTTCGCCCTTGATAATCAATGTACGATTATCTAATTCAACATTAATTTCTCCCTCAGTAAAGCCAGCAACAGCAACTTCGATTGTAAATAAATCGTCAGTGTGTTTGACTACATTGTATGGGGGATAGTTAGATTGTCCTTGATTAGTTAATCGTGCAAGTTCATCAAACATACTATCGAAACCGATACCTAGTTTGTGAATTGATGGAATATCTAAGGAACGAAGGGTTAAAGTGCGTGTCATTTTATTTCTCCTATTAAGCAAGTTATGACTATTTTCAGACCCGACCATCGGCATCTGAATACGTATTTATTGTAATAAAAATACGTAAAAAATTCTACTATTTAGGATAAATTAATACAACTTTTTTGGAAGACTTTGGTCACGTAAAAACTTGTCCCAACGTCTTTTAGCCTGACTTTTAGCAAGTTTACGTTTCACGGTGGGTTTCACAAACTCTTGACGATCACGTACCTCTTGTAAGGTCCCGTAATCTGTTATCAACTTTTTGAATTTGCGTAATGCTTTTTCAGCATTACCATCGTTAACTATAACTTTGCGTCCTCTAATCATATAACAGCTTTTGGTTGTAAAATTTGCTCCTGACTAATATTTATCTTTTTAATGTTATTTTCACGGTATTTCTTAGTGTTATACATATGAGGCATTAAAACTTTCTCAATTTCTGTGTGTAATCCACGTGCTCCTGTTTTTAATTTCATAGTATTTTCAGCTAGCTGAGAGATAGCATCAGCACTAAATTCTAGCTCAATATCATCTAAACTTAACAAATACTTATATTGGTCAATATAGTTATTTTTAACACTAGTAAGGACCTTAATCATTTCTTCCTTAGTCAAATTCTCTACATTTACAGTTGTAGTGAAACGGCCAATAAACTCAGGAATCATACCAAATCGGGTTAGATCATCAGGGGTAACTAAACTCAAATCACCTTCTTTACGTGCATCTTTGATATCAGCACCAAAGCCAATACTAGTGCCGTTCAGTCTATTGTTTACTATATCTTTTAACCCTACAAATGCACCACCTGCAATGAATAGAATATTCTTGGTATTGATTTCCATCATATCCCCACCGGGATGCTTGCGTCCGCCACCGGCTGGAATTCTACACACTGTTCCTTCAACTAACTTGAGTAGTGCTTGTTGTACTCCCTCACCTGACACATCACGTGTAATACTTGCACCTTCACTCTTGCGGGCAATCTTATCAATTTCATCAACAAACACAATACCTCGTTCTGCTAATTTAATATCTCCACCGGCTGCATTGAGTAGCATAGTAATCATTGACTCTACATCATCCCCTACATACCCTGCTTCAGTCAAACTAGTAGCATCGGCAACAATAAAGGGCACTTCTAAATATTTTGCGACAGTTTTTGCCAGTAAAGTTTTACCTGAACCAGTTGGTCCTACTAATAGTACGTTACCTTTAGAAATTTCTAAATCTTTGGGAGGAGAATTAATACGTTTATAATGATTAGCAATGGCTACACTAAGTACTATCTTAGCATTATCTTGTCCTACAATATGTAGGTCTAAAAACTCTTTAATTGTTTCTGGATCATATCTGGGTTGTTCTTTATCTGCTGATGGTTCATCAACATTTTTATCATCAATCATTAGTTGAGTACATAGTTCAATACAGTCGCTACAAATAGCAACATCTTCCCCGACAATTAGTTTGTTAACGGCATCTTTGTGATTACCGCAGAATGAGCAATGGCTTAGTTTTGTTTCAGTTGACATATTAATACTTATCTAATTTTCTCTTTAGTTATTTTTTTGACAGGAACTCTTGTTGGAAATTGATAGTTCAATATTAGTTAAATCATTCATAATCCTAGCTAATTTACTATTGTTTTGTATTTTTAATTCCATAGTTCCCCTTTCCATACCATTGTTATAAAATCCTGCATTAATAGTACGTACATAATTAATTTCATAAAAGGGTTTGTTTCTACGAAACATTGCATCAGGTGTAAAACATTCTTTATATTGTATTCTATTATATTGATCGGAAATTGTCAAGCTAATTCTCACTTCATTGTTATCCATTATAGCATCTAATATACGATTAGGGATAATGAATTCATTAAAATAGAATGTATTATTTTGAACCCGCATCGTGGATGGAGATTTATGCATAAAGCCATTACTACCATCTTCTAGCATTTTCAATGCATCGTTCAATGATGTTAGATAATTCTTATTCCATCCTATCTCATAAGGAACAACTAATGTTAAGTTACGATAGGTGTCAATTTTAACAATATAGTTATGTTGAATAATGTTATATGCGTGTTTGGGATAATCATTCAATACTCGTTGAAGAATCTTATCTCCGTTTTCTTTATTACCCAAATAAGTTCTATATTGATTGTCGTGTTTTGCCCCTTCAAACCCTTTGTTTGATTTGCTAGAAGATAGTATGCGGTCGCTAATTCTATTAGAAGATAGTTTAACATCTGCTATTAGACTTATACGACCGTTATTAATCTTTTGTGAGATAATAACATACTCATCTACATATCCTGCACTGTATGCTAATATTTCATTCCTAACTAATTTCTCACCCTGACTTTCACGTTCGCTAGCAATAACAACACCTAAATGTTGTTCCATAGCATTAGTGAAAGCATTGTGTTTTGCTTGTTCAAACGTATGACCTTCACCGTTTGCACGTACAAAATTGTTTTGTTTATTATTAGAAGCGCAGGCAGTCAATAACAAACATACTATTAATAATAGTAAACGCACTATCAGTTACCGAATGTTTTACGCAACTGGTTAGAAACCATTTCAGAATTTTTATCCCAACGAATCGTTACTGATACTTCTTGTGGTCCTATTATTTCTTGTTTGATTACTTTAAAACCACGCAAGATACCTTGAGCGTTAACCCGAATAGTTTCATTTAGTTGATATGCAGTATCGTTGCTATTTTCCCGTATAGATTGGTTAGTATCTTTTTCAGCATCAGTATCACTCATAGAAACAACCTCACCGGTTGTTGTACGTGATTTCATCCGATCACTTGCTTTTTCAACGTTTTTAGCAAGAGTATTAGTGACACGTTCACTTGATACATCCTCTTGAATAAAATGACGAACTCCGGCCCTAGCACGGTCCGATGCACGAATCAATGCAGTCCGGCGATTATTTTCAGTATTGCCATTTGTACTAGCTGTTCCTACTGATTCAATCGATACGATATCACATTGTGATTTCCAAGGTGTGTACCAGGCACAGTCAGTTTCAATACGAATTGTATCTTGCTTGAATGATGTTGACAGTTTTTGATTTCGAATCTGGTCGAATTCGCCCTCACCGCGTTTAGTAGTTGAACATCCTGCTAATGCAATGATAGATGCTAGTGCTAATAACTTGAGTTTCATTTAAATTTCCAATAAGTTTAAGATATGTATATCCTAACACAATATTGATTTAAAGTCAATTATTTTTGGTTCTTTAGGAACAATTCTATCTGTTCTTTTTCAGTTTCGGACAATAGATCAAGGTCATATTCGCCCTTTTCTATCTTTTCAACCAAATATTTGATATATTTTTGGTTATGTAGGTATGTATCAGATTGGTCCTTTTGGACCTCTATCCACTTGCGCCCATCATACTTATATACACAATTTGGTAAAGAATCTACTCTAACAAATACATCTCCTTTGTTAGCATTATTTGGGAATTTTATTCCAAAATTAGTACTAATTGTACGTTGACTATCTGCTGTTAACATAAAGATATCTGGGCGCAAACTTTTTAATGCATCCATTTGGTAATGCTTATCCTCAAACATTACATAACCACCCGCTAATTCCTTATAAGGTTTTTTTGGTTGAATTAATACTTCAGTATCTGCCGTAAGTGTTCTATCAACTGTAATAGGTTCTTCTTTGAGTGCAACCATTGGCTTAACATCAAAGCTAACAAATGGTTTACTTAAGTAAGGATGTTGTTCTAATATAGATTTTGGTTCTTCTTCTGGTTCTTCAAAAGGACCGTCCTTAACATCACATTGTTTATTTGGGCAGAATAGACCTATACCAGTAGCATTAACCAACTCAGTACCGCACATATAACAGTTAATAGGTTCTTTGGGAGTTTCAGCCGTCGCAATAATCTGTTTAATTTGGTCATCAGTTAAAGGACCATCATCAGGTTCATATGCAGGTTCTGGTTCTGGTTCTGTGACAGTGGGAGTCGATGGTGTTTCATTCCCTAGAGGGCTGTCACCCTCCTCATCTTTTTCTTCATCCCATTCTTTACTTGCGTTAGCGGCAAGAACAAGTGCAATAGCAAGTGGATCAAATACAATAACCAATAAGATAATAACCCAACGAACAGCGGCTTCTAACGTGTTTGTATCAGTATTATCCCCGTAAATTAATGCGGCAATATACTTAATAGGGCCTACCTCAGCCTCAACCTTACGTACCTCAGCCGCAATGGGTGCTCGTTCTTCTCTAAGTCCAGCAATTGTTTTCTGTTCGGCTGCAATTTCAGCAAGGAGTCTAGTTCTTTCCTTCGATTGAGATTTACGTATAGCAACGGCTTTATCTGCACCCGTTTCTGAAGTCGAGCGGCCCATAACTTGGTCCACCGCCTCATCGAGTTGTTTAAGTGCTTTGCGATTAACATCTATGGTGTCCTGTGATACTTTAATTTTCTCATCGTAGATTGCAATTTTGGCTTGTACATCCCCTGATGTAATACCTTGATCCATATGAGCCTTTGACAAGAAGCCAAAGATACCCATACTAGTTAGTAATGCTAGTGCAATAACAGCAGGAACAAGATATAGTTTAAGCAAGAAACCACAACGACTCCAGTACTTACGTAGCCAAACAGTTGTGGTGATCTTTCCTACTTCGAGGATAGAACCCATTATGATAACAGGAATAACCGCACCTGCAAAGATAGCGGTTAGACCAATGATACTATACCAGGCAGCTACTGAACTAAGTGATAGTGCTACTAATAGTGTGAGATTTGAAAATGATAAAAATTTAAGGCGCATCTAATATTTAGTCTAGTGTTAAGTCAAATAAGTGACTATAATAACTAAGAAACTCTGCTACCGGCAATACAAGTTTTTGAGGGATACTAGGACCATGGGTCACGTGATAAGTTACTAAATAATCACCTCTATCCTCATCAGTTTTCTTTACCTGAATAATCTCAATCTTATTACCGTCTTCAAATACATAGAATTTGCCAATTAAGTCTAATGGGTTCATTTTGTGTTGTGATACACATCAAACTGTGCCCACTGACCTCGCCAGTTGTCGTGTTCACCATCCATACCCTCATCATCAAGTTCATCACCATCATATACTAATCTTGTAACTACACTTGTGCCTTGAATGTCCCAGTTCAATGCTTTAAGTTTCTTAGGTTCAAATACACCCTCGATACTTGTTTGAATACAACTACCTTTGCCACCTTGTGTCCACATTAACCAGTAGCCCTTACCTAGATGTTCTGGATATAGTTCTTCTTGTTCTTCTGTAGCATCATATAGACTATCTTCTTCACCATGTGCTTCACTAAAGAATGATTCTAATTCACCGTCATAGATGGTCTCACCTTCACTGTTCTCAATTGTCATATGAGTATCATCTTGGTCAAAGCCCCAGAACGAATGTTTACCTTGATACTCGTAATAAGGCAAATCAAATCGTGCCGCCTTAGGAGTTTCATTCTCATCGTAGTCATAGTTCTCATTAAGTGCGTCACTCAAATCGCCCTCATGATCCTCATCACTCCAATACTCGTATTGTGCCTTTTTAATCTTATGTACACCAATCTCCCGTGTACGGCCCCAAACACGAATTGTATATGTATCTTCGGGGTAACTTTCTTTTAGTGAATCGTCATCTTCCGCAGTCAATGTTTCAAACTCTGCCTTTAGTTCTTCTAATGCTTCTTCTAGTTCATTTTCATCAACTAGTTCTTCATCTTCTTCCTCAGTTTCCTTAGCCCAACGTGCAGTACGTTCTGCACTTTCTTTTTCTGCTATGACACCGGCTTCTGTTAGTTCAACATCACTCTCACAGTAAGGACAAATTTTTCTAGGATTATCAATTTCAGTTCCGTCTTTGTCTATCCAAGACCATTCAGCATCATAGCTTTGACCAGTCCACTTGCACTTAGTGCATTTGTGAGTAGGCTCAGGTGGAGGAGGGTCACTATGCCAACTATCCTCATCACCTAATTCATATGTAACATCGTAACCACCTTTGCGGTCAGTCCAACAATCATCATATTGAAACTCCCATTCAATCTCAACATCATTCTCATAGGCATCATTAATAACATCTTCATAATCATATGTGCCATCAGCGATACCATCCAGTATTACTTTAATCTCATCTTCTTCCTTGTCAGGATAGATTTCACTTAATAGTGCTTCATCAATTTCAATAGCATATTGTCTATCGTGCTGATGCCATTCGTGTTTAACTATTGTTACCATTATGTTCTCCTATATTTAATTATATCACTTGTCATCACGGAAACGAACAAATCTGGGGAAACGCAAACTGTAGGTTCCATCTTGGTTCTGTGTAATCACATCACATAAGACTTCAGCAGTTCGACCAATGACCAGATTACGGTTAGTCCAATAGTCATCTCTATCAACATCACTAAAGCCACTACCCACATTGACTGTAATTTCTTTCCCGTCGTCAACTCCATGACAAACGAGTGCTCCAAGTCTTCCCAAATTTCTACCAGTACCTTCTTCAACACCTACGACCTCCAAGTCTACAGTTAATGTTGGCTTCCACTTCATCCAGTCAGTACTACGTTTACAGATGTATGGAGCTTCTAATTCTTTAATCATAATGCCTTCAAATCCTGCGTTCACATTGTCTTTAGCATAACGTTCAAGTTGATCCTTACCTGCGGCTGTATCTAAGTCAACCATAATGTGTGGTAGTAGTTCAACGTTAGGCATTGTGTCAATCACGTGCCGAATATGTTCAAGTATATTGATACGTTTACGCAGTTGAGCATTCCAGTGTCCTTCACGGAAATCACTTAATGGAATAATATCAAAGATATTGAATACGCTATCATCAGCCTGCACGTTATCTTTACGACGGGCTTGTCGCATAAGTTCTTGGAATGTATTACCAATCACTTCACCATCTAATACAAATCCGTTAACCAATGCGTTCTGATGTCCTCTAGCAATCTTAATCCAGTTATTACGCACCTGTTCTTCAATGTGACCAAAGTTGTCAAACTGTTTGCCGTTGCGACTGAAACAGATAGTAGTCACATCACCAAAGTCACTTGGGATAACCATCAACAATACACGCACACCATCGAGCTTTGGCTCAAGGCGCTTAACACCTTTCATCTCAGGACGACCTTCGCTATTAGTAGCCAGCTGGCAACCAAAGATAGGAATCTCGTAATCAGTTTTCTTACAGATTTTATTAACTGTCTTATCACTAATACCCGCACGTAAGTCCCTACGTAACACAGGTGCTAAGAATGTATTCCATTCATCACTATCAAACCGCTCAGCCGTACTTTGAATTGCATCACGTGCGGCATGACCTGTCAATCTACGCTGACTAAGTTGTAGCATCAACTCATTAAACTCATCCCAGGGATTCTCTGCATCGGTAATACCTACAGTGTCTGGTACTTGACGAACACCAAATGTAACGTAAGGATTATAACAAGCTTTTACAAAAGACAGGAAATTGATAGCATTTGTGCTACCTAGGACACTTGCCTCTAATGCTTGTTTGATAACGTCTTCCTTGTGCAGGCGGCTATCTGATTCGTTTAGTTTATTAATCCAACTTGCTGACATATTTTATCCTGAGAATGGCCACGCTGTTGTTGCGACAAAAGGTGGACGGGGTTTAAGTTCTATTGTTTCAATACTCTCATTATACACGTCCTCGTCAATTTTGTCAACAACGAATGGACCCAAAATAGTGATACAATCACCCTCAAGTTGCCAATTATTATCACCTTCGAGTACCCAATTTAATCCAGTATCTTCCCAACCTTGCTCAATAGTTTCTTTCTCCTCATCGGTAAAACTATCATCAAACTCAAATTCTACATAGCATAGGTCATCAAGCTCACATCCCCAGCCCAAATTAGGATCAACATTATGTTCGGTATCATCACTATAAGGTAATTCATCTTCGTGTTCAACAAATCCTTGCCCCCAACGATATGTTTCAGTAACACTCCATCTACGTTCGTTATCAACTATATCATATAGTGCTTCAATGGATTTTTTATGTTGTGGTTTGATACGATATAGTATGGTCATTTTTTAGGAAATCGTTTATTACATTCTTCAATTACTTCATTTGGTACTTGTTCATACGTGTCTAGCTTAGAGCATTGATATTCTATAGTAATATAATCTGGATCATCCGTACCTTCTCGCACAAACCAAAACATTCCTACAAGTACTAGTATTGTTATAATTGCTGATTTAATGATGTCCATAATTCTATTCCTAAAGTAGTATACTATTTACTACTTATTATGCGTAATAAAATCAATTTTTGATGTTAATTTATCTACATCTAAACCATTAAAAGAATAACCGTCAATTAAACAATTCTCGTATTGAATACTAGGAGGTTCCTCTAATCCTTTTTCATTCATAATGTATGCCATAGCAATGATGTTATCATTTACCACTACATTAATTTTATTATAGTAGTACGGATATCCCTCTAACCCATCTAATGCTTTTTCACATTTACTAGTAATATACCAAAGAACTCCTTCCATTTCACTACCCGGAACAAGATCAATATCAGCGTGATGTCTGAATTTTAAATCAAAGTTCTTTAAGGTACACTTACCAAGGTTAACGGCATTAGGACAACGTAAGGTCATCTCATTAACATTGGTATTCATACCATAAGCAAAATAAAATTTATTCATTACCAGCTACTGTTATAAAATACTTTCAATCCTAAGAACACTTCTGCCTTAGCATTGTTTACAAACTCAAGGTCTTGTTCATAGTAATGATTGTCAGAAGGATTACCAAAGAAGAAACCTTCTGTGTCTGGAAGTTGTCCGTGCCGAATAGCTCGTTCAAGGTCATCCAAGTCATCCCAAGTTAGTTCAAGTTCAATGCCGTTGAATATAGGCCAACCAACACTTTGCCTCGGACGACCTTTGCGTTCCCATAGTTGTTCCATCCAACCATGCAAGTTAGGATGCTTACGCCAATAAGCAATTTCATGTGGCTTATTAACTGTCTTACTTACAAAGTCCTTAGAGGTTTCATCAAACTCTGCGGTCTCATAGAAATCATTGTATTGCCCTTTTTTCTTGGCAACATAAGCATACATATCTAGTCCCATAATCTCCTCCACCTTTTTACGTTTATATTTCACTTTGTTTGTTCAATGGTCACTTCTTTAACCTTGTCTATACTTCTATCAGCCATTTTAGCGATACCACTAAAGCCAACTGTTGAGACAACGATACCAAGAATAAACCCTACTAATAAGTTTGTCATTTTAAATCTCCGGAAAGTTAAATGTTTGCCAATCTTCGGCATACTCTTTTTCTAAACACTGTGCCGCATCTGTGTAACCGTGATTGACTAATGTTTGCTTACACTCGTCAATAACTAGTGAAAAAAATGTACGATAGGCCTTATCAGCATTTTCTGCACCTAACCATTTAGGCCAGGGCTCACCGTTAAAGTCAACATACAATCCTGCTTCGTTTGAAAGCTTTTTAAAAACTTCATTCATCATTAGATTCCAAAACGTTGTTTCAGTTGTCCTACGCAATCTCTACGGAAAGCGTCTTCAATCTGATTACGATAATCATCATAACCAGGACTCAATGTTTCCACGACATTGATACATTCTTTTGCAATCAACAATGCAAAAGTTTCTGGATCAAAGTCATATGTGTAAGTGGATTTGTTTCCACCATCATCGATTTCAACATAGCCACCGGCTTGTTTAAAAAGTATTTCTATTGACATATTCATACAATCACCTTTACACGATTAAGTTGGGTAGTGTTATCTCTATGAGCTTTAACAGTACCATAAATGTCATACATTTTGCCTGCTTCTAAATCTTTTTTGTAAGCAAAGAAAACAACTTGGTCATCACTATTGATACCGGTTACAAAATTTACATTGTAAGTTTGTGAGTATACGGACCTCAATACTTCAATACTTGTTGATACTTTTTTACCAACGGTACCAATCAAACCACCAGTAGCAAAGTTAACACGCTGGTCTACAGTTTGACGTTTTACACCACGCTCATAGCAACTTGGTAAGCTAGCAATAACTGCCAAATCATATGTACTAGTAATAACATCACGATTGGAAATAACCATAGCATTGTTATCAAACTCATTCAAGTGTTTACCTTGCAGGATTTTGAAAGTGAATGCTTGATAGAAAGCACGAACCTTTTTACCTTCTTCCCTAGACTCGTCGGTAATCAATGTAGTGTCAACCAACAAACTTTCAACAATCTGACGATTGGATAGTTTGTTCTGGCTTTTGTCGTCCTCGGTCAACACACTCAGTTTAACATACGCACCATTAGTACGTTGTGCCTGACAAGCCGCACTCCATACGTCATCGGCGTTAAAATTCAAAACAACTTTTTTAGTGTTGGTTCTTACACGATACGGAGTAGAATTATCTGAATGACCCAACCGTTGGATCTGACGACTAGTCATATTTGATACGTTAGCAAATCCTGGCATAGTAATCTCCTTAAACTTCTGTGCCGTACTCGTAAAACTTAACTGACGGGTCCAAACGCTTTAATTCAAATGCCGCACTAGTCAATGCCTTGTACCGGGCGTTAACCTGACTACGTGGAAGTTCGCCGTCACACGTAAGATTTTCAGGACTCAAATCACTATCGATTGAATCAGCAATTTTTTGACGGTCACTTGCATTTTGCAAGCTAAGTTCCTTGTTACCAAAGATTTTAGAAAAAGAATTTTTACGATCCACATACGCTGTTAATGCTGACATTTTGTTTCCTTTATTTAACTGTTTAAGATTCTATTATAGCACAATGCCCATTTATTGTCAAATTTTGGAGTATTCAGGAACCACAGATTCACGTGCGGCCAAAATAATATCACGGACACGTTCACGGTCTATACTGTCTCCCCAAAACTCTTCGCCTTCAGGAAGACGGCATTTGTAAAGTTGAGTAGCAAGACTGATTTGGGTACTAGTAAAGCCCTCTGGGTATAAACCATTTGGACCATAAAAATCAAGCATATATTGTGTGAAATTCATACTAGCTCCTTTGACTGAATAAGACTCTATTATAGACCCAAATCCATTTAATGTCAAATTTAGGGTAGTACTTCAAACACGGTGTCGTCCAAGACTAGGTTACTAGTCTGGGTTGTATCAATGCGTAATTTCATCTTATCAAACATAACTACATCACGTTCAATTAAAATACAATTTCTATCTAATTTATTACAAGCTATTCCTGTGGAACCAGATCCGGCAAAGGTATCTAATACTGTATCACCTTTGTTACTTAACAGTTCAATAAAGTATTCTAATATCTCAGTAGGCTTTTGTGTTGGGTGAATTTTGTTCTTGCCTAACCCACCACTATATGTAATAGTATTTGGGATGACACATTGAATCAATCCCTCTGTAGTACGTTTTCTATCTGCTAACATCTTTGTTGCTTCTTTTTTAGCATTAGCAAAAATACTATCTAAGTCGTTAAGATTGTCAGCATCCTTAATCATTTTATAAACAATACTACTAATTTTGTCAGCACTAGCATAACGTTCTACAATAGTACCCTCAATACTATCAGCATTGAATGTACGCTTACCACCTGGCTTAATACCAAATAGTACATACTCACACGCACTTACAGGATTGACCTGACGATTAAAAGGAACTGCGGCTGGTTTCTTCCAAGTGAATACACGTTTCGGTTCAAAGCCTGCATCTTCCATAATCTTCCATAGATATGAAACATATTGGTCACTAATAAAGATTGCGAATGTACCGCCCTTACGTAGTTTTGTAAACCAGAACTTAGCCCAGCTATTCATTTGATTTAGAAACTCTGTATGTTCAACACTATCCCAATCTTGTTCAAAGCTTTCGCTAAATTTCTGATTGTGAATAGTTGTTTTGTTCTTACCAGTTTCTTTATCAATCCAGACTGGTTGAGCACCATCTTCGCTGATGTTATAGGGCGGGTCAGTAAGCAATAAGTCAATAGACAAATTAGCTATGTCATCACCGGCGAGTGTGCAATCTTTGTTTATACAGGTAATCATACACGTATGATAACACAAAAACTATTATGTGTCAATATACAATCATAAATCCGGGTAAATTATTGCCCGGTTTGTGACTTGGTGCGTGATACTGGAACTTGAATTTCAATTCAGTAAACGGTTTCGCACTAGCAACAACTTGCCCACTATCTGTGATATCTAAACGACCTAACCAAGCGGGACTTTGGTTAACAATATTGGTCATCATTTTTGCATATTCCTGTGCATCAGGACCACGCTCAACTGCATTAAGTGTACCGATACCCATTACGTAAGTTAAGATATCTGTAGCGGCTTTTGCAGGATTAGCCCTGAAGCTAGGATATCCTGCTTCTTTTTCTGTGGGCTTTTCTTTACCCTTAGAAGTACCCATATAGTAATTACCATCTGCGGGTAATCCTACTGGCTTACCCCAATTACCCGCAATCATTGCCGGATAAAACATCTTTAAGAATGTATTATAACCTTGTTCATTTGGCATCTTAGCAAATTGCTGTTTGCTGAGTAGTGATTGTAATGAAGCGTAGTCTGTGAAATCTTCACCCAAAATACTTGAAATTTTAGCGTATTCTGGAACATTGATATGCTTAGAGCCAGCAATAATTTTATCTACATTTTTACCGCCTGCTTTAGGATGATAACTTTTGAATAATGAGAATAGTTTTTCTTGTGTCTTATCATTTTGAATAGTTCCCTCAAAGTTATCCATTAAGTTTTGGATACTTCTAAAGCTCGTACCACTACCTGTTAAACTCTTTACACTATATTTAAGATCACCAACAAAAACATCAATCAATGGGAAGTTACCTTCTTTAGGGAACTCAATCTTATCATTCTTATTAGCTAATTTGATCGGAGCAAGAATCTCACCGAAGTCAACACTTAACTGGTCTCTTGCACGTTGACTTAAATTTTCATTAGTTTCAGGTGATAATGCTGGTTGTGCACCGGCTGCAACCTGGATTAATTCTAAAAGAATTTGTTGTAATTCAGGACGTGATTTTGTCTTAGCAATTACTGCGGCTTGTGTATCTTTAATAAGTGAATTACGATTATATATTTGTCCAGCAAGACCCAGTGTAGTAGGAGTGAATTCTTTGATACTAACAGAAACACCTTTGCCATCATCATCTTTTTTACCCGATCCAGCAACAACCATAGAGTAGATAGTATTACCTGCGTTATAGCTTAAGATATTACTTCTATACTTGCTACTAAGTCCAAACTGTTTTGGTTCTAGTGGTAAGTTGTCATAACCATATTGTTTTAAATAACTTGTGATTGTTTGTTTATCAGATCCAAATACTCGTATATAAGGTAAACCTGATTTAGTTTGTACCTCAAAGCGAACGTCCGGCATATCTTGTTCTAAGTTAGCAGCCAGTTGTTTAATCTGCGCCCGTGATGCAAATTGTGCATCTGGCTCTGGCTCAGGTGCAGTTTGTGTTTGCTGTGCAGGTTGCACTTGTTGTTCTGGAGCAGGCGTTGTTTTTTCCGTGTCCATACGATTTTTAATTTCATTGAATCTCATAATAAGTATTTATCTCCATTTAAGAAGATTTAATTATAGCACAAAAAAAGGCTCCGAAGAGCCTTTTTATATAAAAAATATATTATTTTTTTGTCGGATTATTTACAAAACCATACATTTTTTCAGCAGTTTCAAGGATCTTGTCCAGACCTGGAAACTCTGGCATTGCAACAGTAGAAACAAGTTGACCTGTTTTCTCATCACGTTTTGCGCTCATTTCCCAACCGTGAAATTTCATTTGATATTCGTGTTGAACAGCATCTTTAGCCATAGCCAAGATATCTGTACGTAGTTCATAGCCGTTCTTGTTAAATTTAACTTCGGGCAATTTTGGTGTATAGTCTGTCATTTTGTTTCCTTAAAAAGTGTATGTGTGTTTATTTTATATTGACTTAGTATATTTGTCAACGGGTTTTGGTAATGTACCGTAATTAACCCATTCCCAATCTTCATCGGTCATCGGTTGCCATTGGTTCATTTCATCTTACTCGCTTTGTAGTCTTTGATAGACTGTATTGCCTCTAATAGGCTGTTAAATAGGTGTTTAAGTGTGTTCATAGAAATCTCCAATCTGATTGTTTGCGATGGAACTCGTAGGTCAATCGCTCAATGTCGCCTGCATCTTTTGGATTTCGGCCAACAATATATCTTTCTAACTCTGTTCCGTAGGTGTCTGTAGAGAAACCCAGGAACGCTATTAACATTCCTAGAAGTTTCTTCATATTACTTAACCTTTGTAGATTTTGCAGTTTTTGCAATATTGAAAGCAGGAACCATTGCTTTGAACTGGTTGCCCATTTCTGTGTAGAAATCTTTGCTTGTGAAAATCATACCCAAGCCCATCATAGATTGCATTCCTGCATCTGCGGCTGCTTTAGTATATTTTGCTTGTGCATCAACAAAACCGTTTAATGCTGTTTTGATGCCTTCGTGTTGAACTGTTTGTTCTACGAATTTCTTTTTAAAGTCTGAAACGCCGTCAATAAAGGCGTAAGTTGCTGTGTTAAACATTTTATATCTCCTATGTGTGTGTTTAAAGTGGGTTTTTATGAAGAACCCCTAACTTCATATATATTTATGCCGTTTGGTAGATTTCTCTATATTTTGACATAGCCAATTCTCTAGCTAGAAATAATCTTAACTTGACATAATCAGTCAACTCCTCATCGTTAATTAAAGAGGTTTGAATCTTTAATATAATACGACGGGAATTAACTAATATATCCTCATCACCGATTAGAACATTATTAGGATCAAGTCCCCAGGTTCTAATTGCAATGAGTCTGTATGGATTACTTCTTAGAAGCTTCGGCTTTTTTATCGTCAGCTTTTGCTGGACTAGCAGGCTTTGCGTCACTTTTGGCATCTGCCTTGGGAGCATCCTTTTTCTTAGCTAACTTCATTTCTTCTTTTGGTGCTTCTGCCTTAGCAGGTGCAGCCGGTGCTGTAGCTGCCGGAGCAGGGGTTGCTGGCTTAGCGGCAGTGGTTGCAGTTTGAGCAAATGCTGTTAATGACAATGCTGATAGGATTACGATTGCTAATGTTTTCATTTTAAGTTTCCTTTAAGTTAATGAAGTAGATTTTATAGTCTACATATATATAACGCGGTAGCTATTGATTCCGTTGACATAAATACATATTATGTTATATATATCTTATCAGGGCATTTACGATGGGCAAAACTATGAAGATGCCAATACTCCTGACCAAATAGGGAAATCCTTCAATAATGGATTTGCTTGTATGGTTGATGTTTGGAGAATAGATAATACATTATGTGTAGGACCTGAAGAAAATCCAATAGAAGTTACTGACAAATATTTACAGGGGAATCGTTTTTGGATTAAATGCGGGAATCAGGAAACATATGATTGGTTTACTACACAACCAATAAGAAATTATCCTAACTATTTTTATCAACCTAATTCTAATGTAAATGCATTAACTAGTAGCAATAAGTTATGGACACCCGGCACAGTACCTGTTAATAATAATAGTATAGTTGTTCTACCTGAAATAAAAGATAGAGCATTGTTTAGTACTGTAAGATTAAGATGCTACGGAGTATGTAGCACCTACTTAACCTTCATTAAACGTATGCGTAATGAAGGTGAATGGTATTAACCACCTCTTCCACTTCTACGAACTACAGTTGCACCACCATTACCCTTAGTTGGTTTAGGACCTTGTGATTTGGGTGCTTTGCCCAATCCAGGATGTTTCATATCTTTTTTAGCGGCATTAGCTAAGTTAATAAATGGGTTTTTGCTTTTCTTTTCTTCTGTCATTTTTTTACCTTTATACTATCTAAGTAATCATTTACATTCCCATACAAACTAATCATCATAGCAATTTTACTATCATAGAATCGTATATAGGGAAAGCTTTTCTTTCCATCTTTATTTACTCCCATATAGTAGGGACATTTGATTTTTTTATTTAAATCTAATATATAAGCGTGATATTGTGTTTCTGGTTGTAGCTTCAACTCATATTGATAAAATTCAATTTCTGCCATTCTGAATGCTAGATCACCGGTATCAGTTAGTCGTAATCCATCCTGACGACCAGTCATCCACCATTTAAATAATAGCTTATCTACTGGTATAATTTTTTCTTGATTGAGTGAGTCAGGAAGTTGAGCCAATACAACTTCTGTAATAGTTTCTTTAAGAGTCTTGCGCTTACTCATCTGGGTAGACAACTCTACCTGAGTTCATAAACACTACGGTAAACTTATCTGTTTTAAACTGTAGATTTAGCTTGCGACATAGATTACGTGCGTGTCCGGGATTACTAAAACTTGTTTTCTTATATTTAGGAGTTGACTCATTATCTAAGTAATGTTGGCTTTTTAAATTGATAGGTTGACCGTCATAAAATACTGCCCATATGCCAGCTGCCTCTACAATTTGGTCACACTTGTATGTTACTTTGTCTACTAATTCAAGTAAGATTTTTGGTTGTGTTCTACTCATTAAAATCTACCACCGTTAATTTCTACTTGAAATGCAGGCTCTACTGAAGCCTTGTTCTGCAACAATTCATAGTTATCTGTAATTAATTTACTTAATTCATCACGTAATCCACGAGCCTCACCTATAGGGATTACAACATCTTTTCCCTGTCGGCTCTCCATTGCGGATACTTTATCTATAAATCGTTTTACGTTAATCATTAAGTATTTATCGCTTTTTTTGCCTCAGCTTCAGATTTATACGGACCTTGATAAGGATAACGCTGAATAAAGATATATTTAGGACAAAAAATCACTTCTTTTTCGCTACCTTGTTGTATTGTGAACCATCCTGCGGCGTGATAACACTTGCTTTTTGGATCTGTGGTAAATAGATGCAATTTTCGCTTGATATCTAATATACTATTAAAAACTTTATTAGTTGTTGGATATACCTTAAAGGGTAAATCGTGTGTTGTTTTGTCTACTTTTTTAACAGCCTCAAATTCAATATTTGTTTTACGCTTAATAGCAGTAGTATTTTTATAGTGAGATTTTGCCCCGTTTAGCTTAACTTCATATCCAGACCCGTCAGCTAATACGTTACCTACTTTTTCTTTACCATCTGTTACAATCCAAAATTGATTTTTAACTACAGGTTTAGCAATTAATGTTTTTGTCATATTATTCCTCTGTGTAAGTATACTATGTTTAAATGTGTTTGTCAAGCCTATATTACTCCATACCAAAATGATTTTTAATAGCAAGTTTTACTTGATTAATACTACCCTGATGTTGTGCCAAATCAAAGGTAGTATGCACGTGTGGGCTAATCACTTCAGTAACTACACTTAAACATTCATTTACTAAAAGTTCAGTAAATTTGCCCACATCAAATGTTCCGTCCGTAATGCACTGTTCTGCTATTTTTTTAATCTTTTCATTATCCATACTTATCCTTTACTTAAATAATTTTACATCCTTGTGTTTAACAATTATAACACGATGTATTTTATCTTTATATTTAATCGGTAAATCTAAGTGAACACTAATTCGTGGACCTTCAATCTCATTAATCAATGTATCATTACCCACAGTACCTACGAATGGAATCTTATTCCATTTACCAATAATACGATCACCGATATTGTATTTACCCTGATATCGGTTTGCTTTGAAATATTCTGCTAAAGTTGGCATTATAACATAAACTGTTTTAATAGGTCACGGGCAATTGATACATCCTCAATATCATCTAGTACTGCAAATTGATATTCTTTTATGGAATTATGATATACCTTAATAAGGTCCATAGCATAACTCTTATTATCCTCATCTAAACCAATCCACCAAATATATAGTTCTTGTGGATTCTTTGCTAGAATAGATTTCAAATTGTTATAATCATAATCATCCATATTATTCTCCTAGTTGTTCCCAAACGTATTCAGATTCTTTCATATATGCTATAGGTTGTAGCCATCCATTCTTTATAGCTTCTATAATCATAAGTTTATATTGTCTTGGACATTTGTTGCTAATTTCAAATCCAGCACGTGGCGCCATAAGAAATCCATTATGAATATGAAAGTCAGGGTCATCCTGTCTTATTGTTTTAATAGTTTTGTCAGGCTTACTAAAGGTCATTTTTCTTGGTCAGCCAATGTTGTGAAAAAGTTTTTAACTTTTGTGTCATTATCCCAAGATATAGTATAATCATTATCCTTATCAGTTAAAGCAATAGCTTCGTCATACGTAACAACACGATGGCTTACAATTTGTTCACCCAAATACTTTTGGCTGAACTCTTTGGCCTCTTCCATTGTTACTGTGTCTAATGCCCACAATGATTTGTCTTTACCGTAATCGTCAGTACCTACAGGTACCTCGACCATATAACGCTTACGAAAGGTACCAATACATTCTACAAGAACCCATTGTGTTTCTTTCTTAGTTAACATAAAACTTCCATCTCCATTATCTTCCCAAATTAATGAATCCCCTTCGACCCAACCTGTTTGTTCTAACATATCCGGTGGAAACTCTAAGATAGAGTCGCCGGTAACAGGATCTTCCTGTAATTCAACTGTCCACATTGTTTTCATACTAAACTCCCTTGATAAGGACTGTTCAACCATTTTGCATATGTGTCTGTTTGTTCACTAATTTTAGTCAGTTCATATTTACCGCAGAATTTCATAAAGTGAATACCAACTTGAGGGGTAACTGTTGTACGTACACCCTCACGAATGTTTGTATCTACTGATTGTTTAATCTCATCTGGTTGACAAGTCAAATCAATCAATACACGGTTACGTTCATAATCATCACGTACACGATGTTCTACCCCATTATGATCAGCCCATCGTTGTAACATCATATTATTCCAATCAAAACCTTGTTTTTTTCTGTCAGCATACGCTTCCATCAAACCAGCTTTCTTTTGTGTACCTTTACTACGTACCCCGGGATATGCACTAAACACATTGTCGGTTGAATCACCACGCATACATTTCTCGAATAGGATATATTGTGGATCACCTAACAGTTTTGGTTCACTAGTTTTCTTATCCTTGACAATACGACCTTTGTCATCATAGTATCCGTCAAGTGTAATCAACTGATTAGTGATTCCATTATATTGTTTGGTCCTTTCAGTAATCAGTTGGATGTAATCAGTATCGCTACTAATAATGAAATGTTCATCCTCGGGATGTAGATGAACGAAACGTGCAATCAAATCATCTGCTTCTGCTTTAGGATCACGTAATACGCTTACGTTTGTTTTCTCACGCAAAAATGTAGTAAAATGTTCATACGTTTCCCAGAACATTTTATTTTCTTCAACCTCTGCTTCTGTTTGTGATTGTGTATCAACGATACGATTCTTTTTATATGGCTCGTAGTAGTCCTTACGCCAGCTTCTGCCCTCAAGACAGAACACAACATGGTCAATGCCAAATTTGCGAACTATTTGATTACACGATGCTAGTGTAAGATGTAGTGCCATTCCGATCTTTTCCCAAGTATCACTATTGCGAGAAGCAATGTGACGGGCACGAAAGAATGTATTAGCTGTGTCAATAAGTGCGTACTTCATGTGGATCCTATTACCTATTATAATATATGTATATTATACTTCATAACCCATTAAATAGCTAATATTTTGGTCATATTTTTCAATCAATCCTGTAAACAATCCAGTGTCTACAATTTTTGCCCTACGGCTTTGTTTTGGTTGTTTGTGATGTTCTTCACGTAAAGTAACCATTCTATGACATAAGCAACATAGGACCTCTACGTTTTTTTCATCACGGTTATCGTTGTTTCCGTCAACGTGATTAATATCAAGTTGTACTGGATCTAGGATTTCGTTTGCAGTACAAGGGAAACCATATTTGCCATTCTTATTGGCACATCCGGCATCCATTTTCCATTTGTCTACTTCATTTTTTCTAGAATTACGATGTGCAGAACACACTTGTTTGTTAACATTCTTTTGTTTACTATGTTGACCAACTGTATTGTGACAGTTGGGCATAGAGCATTTCATATGTTTAAGTGTTGTCATTAGCTTACCTCTGTTCTACCGTTACCTAAATCTTTTGTACGAATAACTCTTGCATCACGATTCTCAGGATCTGCTACCTGTTGCTCATACATCTCTAATGCTACGTTCCGACATACTGTCTGAAACCACCTATCAACTATGATCACATCTGTATCATCTTCACGTTGCCTATAACCTGCTTTGATAAGATTCAATACAAATTTGTCATTAAAATCTAAATCAAATGCACCATCATTGATATTCTCAGGATTGATTTCTACCTTAGTAATAGCAATATACGGTTCACCTGCCGCTGTTGCTTTTTCTTTTTCTGTGAGTTCAGTTTTAGTTTTGGCTTGTTTAGGAGTAGGCTTAGGAAGCTCTTTCCTAGCAATAGGCTTATCCTCTTGCTTTTTAAATAAGTTTTTTAGTTTTTCAAACATTTGTATCTTTCTAGTAATTTAAAGCTGGCAAGATTCTTTGCCTTCGATTCACACATCATATCAAAATTATCAATAAATGTCAATGCCCAATCATTCACCGCTTCGTTCCAATAGTAATCACTATGTGCCCGAAGTTTCTGTTTACTATATCCTGCTTCAATCAACGCATCATGGGCGGGACGTTCGTGTCGGGAGTGTTCAACAAGACAATCTTCACGGCTGACGGAGTAATGTAAAGTAGGCCTGACACCGCGCCAGCTATCCCTAACCATTTTAACCCGATCATCAGTCGATTGAATATATTCTCCCGTTTTAATCCAATGATGGTGAATGTCCATGACCGTAGGGACGAGGTCAGATAACGATAAGCAGTCAAGTAATCCATGTGTGTATTCTTCATTTTCTAGTGTTAGTGTGTTTCGTGCCTCGGGGCTGAGTCTACCATAAACATCTCTGATACCCTGAGGACCTTTTCTACCAGAGATATGTACATTGATTTTGATATCTTGAAATTGTTGACCATAACCCATCCAACGAGCCATGTCACAATGATATTCAAATTCTTCTATACTCTTATTTACTACTTCTTCACGGTCACTTGCTAAAACAACAAATTGGTCAGGGTGAAAACTTAGTCTAACATCATTTGCCCTAGCAGTTTCACCAATGGGTGCAAACCATCGTTGTAAACTATTTTGTACATCGGTTGATTGCCAAAATTCTTTGTATCCATCCATAGTATAAAAACTAAGCATATCGCTAGTAAGACGAACCATACGCAATTCGGGTTCTAATGTAGCTACACGCTTAACCAGTGCGTGAGTATTCATAATATTGCGTTTAGCAACATCCATAATCTTTTCTTCTACTACACTACGATTATTACGCTTTGCCCAAGCTTGTGTAGTTCCACCCGTATTAAGACCTTCGGCTGAAACAATTTCACCTTTTTTGTTGATTTCTGCCCATTTACAAGCAAAGCCGATGCGTTTGATATATTGATTTGTCAAAGTAATAGTCCAAAGTGATAAATAATAAGATACAGTGTAACACGTTTACGCAATAAAGTCAACTATTTACGGATACCACTATGAGATTTAACGAATTTATATCAGAATCAGATAAAAAAACCATGAGCCGTGCAGCCAAAGGCAATGAAAAATACGGTAAAGATGGTATGAAAGCATTAGCCAAAGCAGGCCGTGAAGGGGCCGGTGAAAAGAAACTTGACACCATTAGAGACAAATACGACAAGTATGATATTGATGAAGCCGCTAACCCAGCTCAACAGGCTGCTATAGCCATTTCTAAGAAAAAAGAGCAAGGAATAGATGAAGAAGAGGGTATGTTTGGTAGGTCAAAAAACGATAAACGTTATTTGGATAAATTTGATCCAACTGAAGTTATGAATATCAGCGATGATCCCGGAATGAAGGCGCACAAGACAACAGGAAAGGGTTCATTAAGAACCTCTAAGGAAGATTTAGAGTTTGCATTTGGACCTCCCGGAGAAGATGATACATGGGTTTTGGAATTTAGTAATGGGTTAATTGCTACTATATACCCTCAATCTAATAGTGCTGGTATGGATTGGATCATAGGTGGCAATCATCCAAACACAGAAGATTTTGTACATATGGCTTATTCAGCCGCACAAGATGAAGAACTTGAGGAAGACTGGCAAAAGACTAACAAGAAGGACAAAACTGACGGCATGAGCAGTAAAGCCGTTAAAGCATATCGTAGAGAGAATCCAGGATCAAAGTTAAAGACTGCTGTAACTACTAAACCTAGTAAGTTGAAAAAGGGTAGTAAGGCTGCTAACCGTCGCAAAAGTTTCTGTGCAAGAATGGGAGGAATGAAAAAGTCCCGAGCAAGTGCTAAGACTAAAAGAGATCCAGATAGCCCAATCAATAAGGCACTACGTAGATGGAACTGCGAAAGTGTAGAGCAAATGCAAGAGTTAGTAATGATTGCTGAACAATTTGTACGTAAGGCTAAATCTTAAGCAATTCTTCAATTGTATAAAGATTCTTCATATAGGGTGACACATCTTCAAGTACATAGTACTCAATGTCACCTTTTCTTCTGGGTCCTTTAATTATTTCAAAGTCACACTCATTGATAGTTTGAAACTTCTCTGCCATTTCACGCACAGTATAACCTACACCGTGACCTAAACATTCAATATTGTTGGCAGGTTTCTCAATTGCGTCACATAATGCTTGGCAGATTTCTTCTACGTGAACATAATCTCGCACACACGTACCGTCACTTGTGTTTGGGTAATCATTACCATATATCGTAAAATTACCAGTATCACGTGCTTTAATTAAATTGTAGAATAACCCATCAGGGTTAGTAGGTTTAGTAACTGTAGTACCAATTACATTGTAAAATCTAAAGATAGTATAATCTGTAGGTTTATGTTCTGTACAATATTCACGTATCACATCTTCTGCGGCACGTTTACTAACACCATATGCACTTTCACACGCTTGTGCGGCACCAGTACTAGAAAAAATAAAGTTTTTTGTTTTAACTTTATTAATTACATTCATTGTGCCGTTTAAGTTAGTAATGTAATAACGAATAGGCATCTTTTCACTTTCACCTACATTGACCAATGCGGCTAAGTGAATGACTGCATCAAATTCTTCATCAATAGTAAACTGTCTATTGATATCTTGACGATAAAATCTATGCAATGGATATTGAGGTTCACGTATATCTAATCCATGAACTTCATATTTCAATGAATCCATTAACATCTTACTTAGATGTGTACCAATGTAACCTGAGTTACCTGTAATTAAAATCTTTTTCATAATCCTTCAAACAAACTTAAGCCTGTCTCTTCCTCTACTGGTTTAAATGTTGGATCTTTGCTAAAATAAGTATCAGCATCTGTATAATATACTGACAGAAACTTATACTTGTTTCCCAACACACTTTCAAAATCTTCACGTGCTAAATGCTTACGATCTAAATCTATAATGTAATCACGGTATTTGACTGTTTCATATGTATTAATCTTTGCGGAATTTGTATTGCTACGTTTACCGGGAAAGTTATCTAAGAAACTAATCCAACCTTGTGATACATCATCATCTAACTCACATACATAATCTAATGCTTCTGCTGATTGAGTAGAACAATATATTTCTGTAATAGTCTTTCCGGCATCTTTAATATTAACTTTATGAAAGTATTTTTTATTAAAGTTATCTGACCAATCTTGATTATCTAATACGACACATGGCATATGACCTAGACATTCTAAGAAAGCAAATGGATAGTTCTCACGCAAACTTGGCATAAAGAATACGCCACTACTACGAATGAAATCTACTTTCTCTTGACCAGTAATACCTGCACGTATTTCATAATCAGTAATACCTGCATCTGCAAAAGCTTTCTCAAACTTCTTTGCCCCGTTACTATTAGTCATTACCTTACATGGTAATTTACATTCTTTCATTACACGAATATATGCTTCTGGGTTTTTACCTTCTTCCCAACGTCCAATGAATAGTACACCTTTGTGAGATCCTGTATATGGTTCTAGTAATCCACGCTCACTCATTGGCATACGTAGTAAAGCACAGTTAGTTGCGCCAAACTTAGTAAGTTCGTCAATGTTCTTTTGACTTTGTGTACCAATAATGATATCAGTAAACTCCATATGCTTGTTATAGAAGTGGTGATAACTGTCTAAGAATACATCACTACCTTGACTTTCACGGAAGATCATACTATGTAAGTGAGTATAGAATACAACAGGTATATACTTATTGACTGTCATGGCATAACTAGCAGTCATTGCTTCCTGTGTATTACATACAATCATATCATAGACGTTTGTTTCAAATGCTTTAAGAATACTTTTACGGAAGTTAATAATCTTCTCAAAGTTAATTGTATCACTAAACGCAAACGTAGCAGTATGGTCACTGTATCGTAGTGGTTCATCCGGATAGATAATGTTA